CTATGATGACTGCCTATAATTTATTTTTAAAAGGAAAACGAAAAGAGCGTTTTGAAATTATTTTAGAACCACTACAAGCAATGATACAAATATCATTTTTAGGGTTTTATCCAATTGGTAGTAAATTAAACATACATAATAATTTATTATATATACAAGCAACAGGATGGAGTCAACCATTATCTAGAGCTTATTATAATGATTCAAAAGATGATTTATTTTATTTATTTAATGCTGTTGTAAGATTTAATAAGTTTTATAAAAATATGCCAGAAATTCAAAATAATAGTTTATTTAATTTACTGAAAAAATTATGCATTAAAGGAATTGATAATTTAATTGTAACATATAATCAAGTTGATAATCCAGCATTATTACATACTTTAAGAATGTATAAAATGTTTTTAGAAAGTGATTTAAATTCAAATACAAATATAAATAATACAAATAATACAAATAATATAGATGAAAATTCTAATGCTATTGTTCAAAGTAATTCTAATAATTTAATTGTAAATTCAAACAATAATAATAATAATAATAATAATAATAATAATGATTTAACTAATTTAATTAATAATATAAATTCATCATTTATAAGTGATACAAAAGATATAGATGATGTTTTTATAAATATAACAAAACTATATAGTATTCAAGACTATAATATAATTTATAGCACACTAGTTTTATTAGAAAAAAATCCTCAAAATTATAATGAATATATTACAGGAATTAATAGTATATTAAATCCTATAAATTCTCAAATAAAAAAATGGATTAATGATAATATTGTTTTTTAAATATTAAAAATATATCTGTATAGCCACTACAAAAAATATAATATAAACAAATATTAATAATAAATAACATATTATTGAGTATAAAAAGTTTTTAGCATTAATTTTTCTACTATTTATAAGCCATATAAATCTAAATAATGCACTAAATAGAATTATTAATCCAGATATTAATAAAATAAATGTTATTACAATTATATATCTTTTATCTACAGTTCTTATAAATTTATTGTTAAATATTAAAAGTGAAAAAAGCAAGGTTATTGATAATACTTCAATTGACAAATCATGACTAGATTGCTGCGAAAGAATATAAACCAATTTTTTCTGATAAACTAATATGATTGTTTATTTCATTCATATTTGAATACATTTTATATATTAAACAAATATAAAATGTATATAAAATAATATAAAAATTTATCTAAAGATTTGCTGTTTTGGAATAAGTCTTCCTGTTCCGGCTCCAGATATATTGCTAATAGTATCTCCATTTGTAGATGGTACAATAGAACCTTGTGGAGTATGAAAGCAAAGAGTATGATTTCCGTTTCCACCTTTAGGTTGTCTGCCTGTATTATTATTCCATATAACTCTTCTTCTTATATTTGGTATACATACTTGATATCTAGATTTTAAGAAAATTGGTGGGTTAACATTTGAACTATATTTACCAGCATTAGCACCTTCTCTACCCCAAGCTGTATAAAATGAATTAGCATTTTTATTAATATTATTTACTTTTGCGTTTAATGTTCTTAATCCAGAAGATACAGCTCCTTGCTGAGCAAAATTTTGATTACTTGGTTTATATATAATAGTTTTTTTGGTATAACCGTGATTACATTCATCATTACATCCTTTCTGTATTAAATTTGTTGATACAAATTGTTGGGGAGCAATTGCTTTATCACCATCTAAACCATATTTATCATTAAGTAATCCTTGCCATGAATAAAAATTATTAGTTGGATATATAGGATTACCTTCTTGATCTTGATATTGAATAAATTTATTTTTTGATAAATTTAAATTCTGTTGATATGTTTTAACTCTACTTTTTAAATAATTTCTTGTATCAGAATAATATTTTTTATCTAAAAGAGTAACAGCACTCCGAATTCTATTATTGGGAGCATTACAACTTTGACAAACTGGTCTTCCATTACATGAATTTAAAAATTTATCACCTTCATGAATATGTTCTTTAATATCATTATTTTCTCTCAAAATATTTTCTTTTATTGACCCTAATGTGCTATTATCTTCATCTTTACATTTTGAGCAATCATCTGAATTATTTCCTAAATAAACAGTGCTTCCTGGTAAATCTATCATAGATTGGTCTCTACCTACACTTTTAGCGCTATCTTTTCTAGGAGGTTTTAATTGTTTTCTATAATGTTTTAAAGGTCTGGCGGTTCCAAAAGCACTACTATAATCGTTTGCTTCATCTACATAAATAGGATTATTACCTGCGCTATGAGCTGCTTTACTAGTTTGATTAGTATTAGGTCTAGATTTAATTGGTATAATTGATGTAGTTGATTTACCTTTCCATGATACATATGGTTGAAATTGCCATTTATAACTACTATACAAATTCATTATAATATTATTATAGAAAATAATAAATAATAATATTATATAATGAATTATATTTTAATATTATTAGCTTTAGTATTATTAGTTATTTTATATAATAATTATTTTACAACTATAGAAAATTTAGAAAATAATAAAAATAGTGATAATAATTCTTGTTTAAGTAAAGATCCTTTATTTTTATCTATAAATAATGCTTCTCAAATTAATATTTTATCAAAAGAAGTAAATAAATTACAAGGATTAAAAAAACAAGTTGATGGAATGGATAGTCGATTAAATTTACTTCAAAAAAGTGTAACAGATATGGTAAACAAAATAGGAAATCAAGGATTTGGAACAGCTGGTAGAAATATGAAAACTATTAAAGATCCACCACCAAAAATTAGTGGATTAAATTAAATTTAAATAAAATTATTTACATATATTAATATAATGAGTAATTTTTTTGATAATATAATGAATGATTTATCTGGTACGGAAGAACAAATATTAGGTCCAAATTACAAATATTATAAATTTATAAGAACACCAGCAGAAATTGGTATGTCTAGTAATGGTTCTCTAGGTGCGATTGGTAATAATATAAATGGTCTAATTGCTTACACTGAATTATTAGTTAGTGGGGGTGGTATTGCTTCTGTAACAGGAAAACCTTTAGGAAATAAATATTTTTTACAAACCGGAGCTCAATGTACAGATAAAAAAACTGGAAATCAAGTCAATAGATTTATATATGTAAATAATGTTCCAGATGGTGAAATACCATTTATATCTTCTGGTATGGGAGTCAATTTTACTGAATTTGAAGGTTTACTTCCCGGAACAATGAGTAATATAGCACAATTAAATCCTCTTGGTGTTTTTCAAGCATTTATGTTAGGTAATAGTCCAGAATGTCAAGATATTAAGATGGAAACTATTGATGTAAATAATAATGTATCTCAAGAAACACAACATGTATTGACTTCTGATATAAAAAACATGAATCCTTGTTGGTTTCCAAACAAAATTAATCCAGTTACAAATACGCCATGTAGAGAGGCATTTGAAAATAGAAAACAACAACCAAATAATGTTACAGAATTAGAAGATGATAATATAGATTATGTAAAAAATTTAATTAATGTTATATATATTTCTCTCTTAATTATATTATTTTTGTCAATTGCGAATAAATGTTTAAAAAAATAATTTAAAAAATATAAGATTTTAATAAAATTTTTATATTTTTATTTATGGTCTAACAACTCTATTTAAGTCTCTTCTAACATTTGTTATAGCTGAACCACCACTTCGGAATTTATTATCTAATGAAGATTTTTTAGGAGGGGCAACTGTTCCGCCATTTCTAACATGTCTTAATTTAGTATTTGTAAAAGATTTATCAATATATCCATGAGAGAAACCATGAACATTATCTCCAAAACTACTTTTTCCAACAGCATTTATTTTTTTTAATTCCATAACTTGGGATGATGTAAAATAATTTTCACCACCACCAGCATCACTTTTATATACTCTTCTTAAATTAGCATAATTAGAATAACCTTGACTTGATGGATAAAATTTTGGTGGATTGGCTCCATTTATATTACTAACTTTAGTATCTGCTCTACTAGTTACTACAGCCATACCACTTAAACCTATACTATTAGATTGACTTCTATATACTAAAGGTTTTGTATGAATAGTCATTGTAATATTTGGCATTTATATTATATTAATATAAAAATGTAAAAAAATATCTTTACTTTAATTTAATGTAATAAACAATAATTTTTATGTCATAATTCTTGGAGCAATATTCATTGTCATTAGTTCTTGGAATAATAATTTACAAGAATATGGAATATGAACTAAGTTAAAATCTGTTCTATTTTCGCATGTTTTACAATAATGAATATGTGTTTTATCATTATATGCTGCTATTAATCCACATTTCTTACAAACATTTACTTTGAAAGCATCTGATGCATCATATAGACGTCCTTTTGTAAATCTTGAGGCGCCATGTGCTACCATAGCATCTCTTTCCATTTCTCCAAAACGAAGACCACCATCTCTTGAACGCCCTTCAGCTGGTTGACGTGTTAGATTAACCATTGGTCCAATACTTCTACTATGTTGTTTATCATTTACCATATGCTTTAATCTTTGATAAAATGCTGGTCCAATGAAAATATTACTATCAATTTGTTCTCCAGTAAGACCATTATATAATACTTCATTACCATTAGATTCATAACCATTTTTTTGTAATTCTTTACAAATATCTTTAATGTCTAAATCTTCAAAACTTGTTCCATCGCCAAATAGTCCAAGTTGAACTAATACTTTTCCTAATAATGTTTCTTTTAATTGACCAATAGTCATACGACTAGGAATAGCATGAGGATTAATAATAATATCAGGTTTCAGTCCTTCTGCTGTAAAAGGCATGTCTTCTTCATTGATAATATTTCCAATAGTTCCTTTTTGTCCGTGTCTTGAAGAATTACCAGTCCATACTGGCGGTGAGTAAATATCTTCTTTATAATAAAATAGATGAGTATCTGGAACTTCAATACAACCTACTTTTCCCGTATATGATAAATAAGTTTCTTCTTGGATATTTTGTTGGTGGACGTGTCCATGATTTACTTCTGGATTATTTTTACTTTTAACAATACGAATACAATAATTATCATAATTAGATTTTATGATTCTTTCACCAATTAATGTTTCATATCCAGCTTCTTTTGTATCATACAATTTAATTGTTCCAGACCATCCACAATGTAATGCTAATTGTTGTATTTGATTTGCTAATTTAAAACTAGATGTATAATAACCACAAGAACCTTGTTTATTATAACTACCGTCACCTTGGATTAATGAATTCATTAATATTATAGATTGTCGTTGAGATAATTCCCAAACAAATTTAGGTAAATATTTATTAGATGCTCCAACAGATAATATTTTGAAATAATCAATTAATTCTTTATATGTATTACCTATTAATAGTCTATCTTTTTTCATATTATAATGAATATTCAATTTATTCAATGCATTTTCAATAAAATCTCTTTTTCTTTGTTTAATCATAGCAATATTAATTCTTGTATAATTTTTACCTTTTTCTATCCATCCATCTGATATGAAGGAACCTAATAACATAAGGAAATAATCCATATTATATTTTTCTTTATCTAAAACAAAATCTTCTACATCTTTATTTGTATTTAAAGCATCTTTTTTATATCTTATTCTTTTACCAAACGCATTTTTGGCTTCAATAAATTCAAATTCTTTATGAAGTCGTTTTTTAATATATAATTTATGTTCTTTAGTACAAACCATATGAACTTGTTGAGATTTCATAGAATATAATTCTTCATTAACACAATCAAACTCATATTTTTCAACAGGATAAACATAATCTAATTCTTTATTATTTTTCAATGTAGCTACTTTGTGTTTATTAATATCAATCTCTTTTAATGAAATCCATCCATAATCAGTTAAAATTAAAGCATTTTCTCTAATACAAAATTTATCTCCAATAACTGGTTTTCTTACAATACGCAATCTAACTTTACAGAAATTATATCCATCTCCATTTCTTTCAATATAATTTTTATCAATATAAGTTTCTTCTTTTGTTCTATATACTTTACTTTGATCTTCATATTTAATTACTTTAGTATGGTCATTTCTATTTTCTTTGATTGGAAGAATTTTTGAAATAATAATATCGCGATCTTCAACTAGAGAATTTTCTGGAATTACACCATTTTGATCTACTTTATCATAATTCGCAAATTTCATTCCTTTTGTTTTATTTGGATCAGGTTTACATCTAATTTCTTCATCTCCTTGAATTTTTTTATCTTCATCTTTTTCTGTATGATATACAGTTGCTTGAAATAATCCTCTATCTAGAGAACCTTTATTAAATAAGATACTATCTTCTTGATTGTAACCAGTGTGAGAAGCAATCGCTACAATTACCATTTCTCCTGAAGGAATTTTATTTAAATTAATAATATTCATAATTCGCGTATCTACAAGTGGTCTCATTGGATATGATAGTACATATGCTGTTTTATCCATGCGTTTTTCATAATTTGTTACATAAACACCCATTGCTTGTTTTCCCATTGCTGATTGATATGTATTTCTTGGTGATTGATTATGATCAGGAAATGGAATACATGATGCTAATATTCCAAATATTGAACTTGGATGAATTTCACAGTGAGTATATTTATAAATAATATTATTTTTCTTGCTAGTAACTAAGTCGTTCTTTTTCATAGCAATCATACTAAATGATTGTTCTAATGGATCAATATATTCAATAATAGAATCATCAATATTACAGGCAATTAATAAATCATTCCAGCTTAATTCTTGCTTTTCTAATTTATTAATAATCTCTGGTGTATATAAAATCTTATTATTATTTACTTTAAGGACAGGTCGAATTAATCTTCCACCATCATTACAAACTCTAATTTCACAATTTTTATAATCAAAAATTACACTTGTATAAATATTAATAATACCCTTATATTTTTTATCTTTAAGAGATAAATATAATTTTTCTGGTTCATCAGTTACACCAATCCAAGCGCCATTAATAAATACCTTTACATAATTATCTAAATTATCTTTACAATGTTCTATTTTAATTATTTCAAGATTTACACAATCTAGTAATGGCGTGCTATTTGAATTAATTGTAATTGTTGACATATAACTTAAATTTTTTACAACACCAACTGAAGCACCTTCTGGAGTTTCTGCGCAGCATAGAAATCCCCATGAACTATTATGTAATTTTCTGGGAGGAATTAATTTACCACTTTTATCAATAGGAGTATTAATACGTCGTAAATGACTTAGAGATGAAATATATGTAAGACGATTTAGAACTTGAGCTACACCAACTTTATTACTATTTGTTTGTTTAATACCAAAATCTCCTGTTGCTAATGCTCTCTTAATTCCATTTTCAATTGTTGTAGATTTAATAATTTTATAAATGTTTGTTAAATTAATAATATTACTATAATCTTCTGTTGATTTCCATGAACCTGTATTAATCTCTCTTACAATATATTTTTGCATATCTTTTACTAGCTTGTTCAAGTAATTTCTGAATAAATTATTAAGAAGTGTTCCTGTTAAATCAATGCGTTTATTAATATATGAATCGCGATCATCAACTGGTGCCAGTTTTAAATAACATTTGAATAATTTAAATATCATATATCCTAAGAAATAAATTTTTTGTGTCTTATTATGACAATGTGGAAATAAGTCATTTTCTAGAACTTCTTCCGCAAATTCACGTTTTTTAATAGCACCTTGTTCTTTATCCATATTCATTGGTGTATACATTACATTAGTTGTAATATATTTCATTGCCGATTCATAATCTAGATAATTATTTCCTTCAATAATAGATGCTTTAAATTCTTTGATAAATACTTCATATAGAGGATTATTTAAATCTAAAACTATTTTTTCACAAATTTCTTTATCTGAAATTAGACCTAATGCTCTGAATAATATAACAACTGGAATTGGATTTTTAAGTCTTGGAATTTGAATCCATAATCCATATCCAAAGGAATTATTTTTTGAAGACATCATAATAGCAATTTGTTTTGGTGAAATACATTTCCAATCTGGAACAGATTTAATTTCTGCCATATATGACCATTTACTATTATTTTTACTAATATCAAAACAATAAATTTGATTTTCGGCTGCTCTTTCTTGACCAAGGCAAGTTTTTTCAGAACCATTAATGATAAAATATCCACCTGGATCCATTTTACATTCACCAATTACTTCCGATGTTAAATGTTTATATTGAGATAATACACAAATATTTGATCTTAGCATTATAGGTAATTTGCCAATGTGAATTTTGGGAAGCACTTTATAATATGTTTGAACATTTTCTAGCTCTTCACCGGTTCTTACAATATATTTAATATTTAAATCAACTGTCATATTTGATGCATATGTAAAATTTCTTAGTCGAGCTTCATGTGGAAACATAATTTTTGCTGCTCCATTATTTTCATGAATTTGAGGTCTATGTAAACTAAAATTTTCAAAATTAATATAAACTTCCAGACCATATTTTTTTAATTCTTTGTTATAATCTTGTTCTGATGTAATTAGAACAGGATTAAACATTTCAATTGTATGTGGAATTTGTCTACTAATAAAATCATTATAAGATTCAATTTGGTGTCTAATTAATTGTTTAAGATGTTGATTTGAAAAGTATGAATTAATAATTGTCCATGGAATTTCTTTTTCTGAAATATTTTTTGCATTTAATTCTTCATCATTAAAATTTTCACTGCGCTCCATTTTCAAATCACACATTTTTTTTTTCATTTAAAAATTATTAATCTATATCAATTTATTTTTAAATTAATATAAATTATTATATATATGAATTTAGTAAAACTATTAAATAATCCAATGTTTAATGCTCTTTTTGGAGGAATACTTCTCTATTTTGTTATAATAATTTCAAATAAAGGCAATCCTACTCTTGGAGCATTATTATCAAGTTTTCCAATTGGAATTTTAGGCTTACTTGCAATAAATAAAAAAAATCAAGAAAATTTTATAACTAGTGCTGTTTTTGTAAATTTAATTATTTTTATAATGTGGGTTATAGTTTGGACAATATGCAAGTATTTTTCAAAAAATTTATATTTGCTTTGTATAATTGGCTTTTTATCATGGGCAATATTATGTATATCCTATTATTATATAGTAAAATATAGATAAATATTAAATAATATTAAATAATTATATTAAAATAACAACATTATTATTTTAATATGTCTAATAAATTAAAACGATCATTAGATAAAAATTTCTCATATACTGAATATAATCCAAAAAATAAAATACAAAATAAAAATGATGCTCAAAAACATATTCATTATGGTTCTATTAGTTATCAGAATAATAGTAATGATGAATTTTGGTATCAATATTTAAACTCTGATGAAGATTATCAAGAATTTTTTGATGAAAATATTATAATTGAAAAGGAAAAAATTATTATTGAAAGAGAGATAAATGGTTTACAAGACTTACTTAATATTATAGAAGATTATCCTTATGATGAAAGCAAAATTTACAATATTGATCTTGAAAAATTACATTCTATTAAAGTGCCTCTTTTTAAGTTAAATTCATTAATTGGATTACAAGAACTTAAAACCAATATTAGTGACCAAATAATTTATTATTTACAAAATTTACATATACCAAAAAAGGAAAATAAAATAAATGAAGATTATTTACACACAGTTCTATATGGTCCACCAGGAACAGGAAAAACTGAAATAGCTATGATATTAGGAGATATTTTTTGTAAAATGGATATATTAAAAAGTAATAAATTTAGAAAAGTCACTAGAAGTGATTTAATTGCTGGATATTTAGGACAAACAGCTTTAAAAACTAGAGATGTTATAAAAGATTGCTTAGGAGGTGTATTATTTATTGATGAAGCGTATAGTTTAGGCAATGCTGAAAAGAGAGATTCATTTGCAAAAGAGTGTTTAGATACATTATGTGAATCTTTAAGTAATCATAAGAATGAATTAATGGTTATTATTGCTGGCTATGAAGAAGAATTAAATAATTGTTTTTTTTCTTTTAATCCAGGTTTAAGATCTAGATTTACTTGGAATTATAAAATTAATGAATATAGTTGTGAAGAATTAAAAGATATTTTTATTAAAAAAGTAAATGATAATGGCTGGACAATAAGTGATGAAATAAAATCAAAATTTTTTGAAGATAACAAATTGTTATTCAAGTCATTTGGGAGAGATATAGAGAACTTTTTTTCAAAAATTAAAATAGCACATAGTCGAAGAGTTTTTTGTTTAGAAGATAGAGAAAAAACAAAAATAACATTTAGAGATATAGAAAAAGGATTAGAATTATTTAAAAATAATAACGATGATAAAGAAAAAGAAGATAATAAAATAATAGCTTTAATGTATTCGTAATATTTTTTTATTCGTGATTTTATTAATTTATTTTTAAATTAATAAAGTAAAGATGAGTAATATAAAACCGATAACTATTAATCCTGATTTATTTAAAGTTGGTGGTGGAACAAAAAAAGAAAAACATTCACATAATAAAACACAGAAAATATCTACTATAAAAAATAATATTCAACCTAATAAATTAAAACGTGATTTGTTACAAAAAATAAAAAATTACAAGCAAAAAGAGAAGAATTCTAGTGAAAATGTAGAGAGAAAAAGTATTCAAAATAATAGTAACGATGAAAGTAATACAGAAAAAAAAGGCATTTATAAAAACTTGGATACAAGAGAAAATAATGAATTTCAAAATGAATTTATGAAATCATTAAATTTTTTACAACAATTATCACAAAAAGGGCGTAATAAAACAATGAAGGCAAATAGACCTCTTATTAATATTGATATGCCAGATAATTTAAAAGAAAAAGATGATGTTGAATCTAAATTAACTATAACAAATAAAGAAAATGGCGATGTTCCATATGGTTGCTTGAAAAATGGTAGTAAGCCAACATTTAGACAATGGAAAAATTACACAGTAAAAAATACATCATATAAAGAACCACAGTTAGTAAATTTACCAGTAAAAAGTGAAACTATAAATAATGTTCAAGATAACCAATCAAATAATGTTGAAAATAATGAAATACCTAATGAAATAAATAATGAAATAAATAATGAAATAAAGAGAGAAGTTTCACAAGTTATAAATAATAGCATCGATAAAAATCAAAATACTTATTCTAACCCTTATCCAAATAATAGTTATATTAGTACAAAAACAAAAACTATTAAATATCATCTTGGTAAAAAAAATAGAAAGGTTTCTATATTAATTAAAAATGCTGCTACGCGCAAAAAAATTAATGCTGAACATAATAAGATAAAAAGAACATCTGTATTAGAAATGAAGAATTACTTAAGAAAACATAATTTATTAAAAGCAGGAAGTGAAGCTCCAAATGATGTAATCAGAAAATTATATGAACAATGCTTATTAAGTGGTAATATAAATAATACCAATAAAGATAATTTATTACATAATTATCTTAATGATGAAAAATAAATTATATAATTTATTATAAAAAATATATAATTTAAATTTAATAATTATAACCATTTTGATATGAATCGTGTCGCGACTTTAAAACGATTTTATTCTCTCCATTTCTAACATACATATTGTACAATGAACCATTATTATTTTTCA